AAGCCTAGGGCTACGCTGTTGGCGGCGGTTGGTGACTCACTGCCAGCGGTGCAGGAGGGCGATGCCCTCCTCCCGCTCAAACATTGCCTGCGTATGCTTTAGGCGAGTCACTCAAGACACATGCGTGCATTAGACCGCCTTAAGGCAGCTGTGGCCATGAAGGCCATGCGTCGCTCTGTTGAGCTGCCGAACGGTGAAGAGTTTGAGTTCTACAGCAAGCCTGTGACCTTGGCGCAGCGCGCCCGTGCGCAGAAGCTTGCTGGCAACGACAACGCCACAGACTTCGCCTTGCAGCTTCTGGTGATGCAAGCCGAAGACGAGAGCGGCCAGCGGATGTTCGGCCCTGGCGACATTGCAGAGCTGCGCAACGAGCTGCCGGCCAGCGTGGTTGAAAGCCTGATGCTTCAACTGCTGCAAGACCCTGAGCCTGCAGAAGAGCAGCTGGACATGAAAAGCGATAAAGCAGGAGCTAAGCAAGGACAACGAGCTGCTGGCTGAGCTGGTTGTGGCCAAGGAGCTGCACATGACATTGGGGCAGCTCCGTGATGCGATGACACCGGAAGAGCTGTGGCTATGGCACGGCTTCTTCCAGCTGCAGCGTGACGAAGAGCAGAAGGCAATGGAGAAGGCCCAGCGCCGCCGTCGGTAGGCTGGGTCTAGCGCTGCGCAGGGATCTTGGCCGCACAATTCGCCGTTGATCTGCTGTTTGGGCTGAAAGGTGATGGCAAGCTGCGCGAAGCGACGGCAAAACTGGGCGGCGTTGATTCAGCAGCAGAGAAGCTGAACGGCCGGCTTAAAGACAGCACCGGCAGGTTTCTTAAGGCTGGCGATGCAGCGCGCAAGGCAGCTGATGGCACCACGCAGCTTGGCCGCTCAGCCGATGGTGCATCAAAGAAGGTGCGCAACCTCGCTGGCGCTGTACAGACCTTGGCTGGGTCGTTGGCGGTCATTGGCGTGGCCCGTGGCTATTTCCAAGGCTTGCAAGAAGCGGATCGTGCGGCCGCTGCTGTTCGCACGCTAGGCGTTGATTCTCAAGTCCTAGAGCAGAGGCTTGGTGCGGTTAGTGACGCACTGGGCGGGCTGTATTCCAGGACGCAGCTGATGGCAGCTGCGTATGACGTGGCTTCGGCTGGTTTCGCCAATGCCGCTGACAACGCCAAGGTGCTGGAGGCATCGGCCAAGGGTGCCATCGGCGGCATGTCAGACATCAACACGGTGGCCAATGCGGCGACCAGTGCTTTGAACGCCTATGGCTTGAATGCTGATTATGCGGGCCGGATGATCGACGGATTCATCCAGACGCAGAACGACGGCAAGATCGTGGTGGCGGAATATGCCCAATACATTGGTAAGTTGGCGCCCTTGGGTAAGGCGGCAGGCATCAGCATTGAAGAGCTGAATGCTGCGATCTCGACCACGACAGCGCAGGGCCTACCGGTTGAAGCCACGTTCACTGGCTTGTCTCAGGCAATCATTTCGATCCTGAAGCCATCGAAAGAGGCGTCAGATCTGGCCGGTGCGCTGGGAATCAACTTCAACGCTGCTGGTCTCAAGGCGAAGGGCTTTGGTGGCCTGTTGGCAGAGATCAAGCAGAAGACCGGCGGCTCGACAGAGGCATTGACGCAGCTGTTTGGATCGGTGGACGCTGTGAAGGCAGTGCTGCCACTCACCAATGATGATCTGGTCAAGTTCAACAAGAACTTAGAAAACCAAGCTAACTCCGCTGGTGTGGCTGAAAAAGCCGTGGCGGAGATGGGCGGCACGGTGAGCAGTGAGATCACCAAGATGATCAACAAGATCAACAACCTTGCCAGAACGCTGGACTCTGTACTGGGCCCAACGATTGGCAATTTGATCAGGATGATCAACATGGTGATCACTGAGGCCACCAAAGGCATCAATGTCTTGTCTCAGTTCTTCTCCATGAGCAAGGACACGGTGATCCTGAAGCAGGCGCTGGAGTCCGGCGATCTGCGTGGGAACAACGCCGGCAAGGTGCTGAGCGGTGTTGATGAGCTGCTTGGTGAAGAGCGTAGAAAAGCGCTGCAGCGTCAGGCAGGCGCCGGAACAGGCTTCTTTGGACTTGGCTTTGATGCCAAGAAGTTTGGTGATTTGCTGCGCAAGGAGCCTGCGATTCAGAAGCTGCTTGGCCCGCAGGAGTCTGCGGCAGTAGCGCAACCTGCGGCCGTGGATCCGCTGATTGAAGAGCGTGTCCGACAGGCTTTGGAAGGCGACAAGAAAGAGAAGAAAGGCAAGGAGAAGAGCGCCAAAGATCTTGAGGCAGAGCAGCGCAGGATTGATCAAGAGCTGGCACGCAACAAAATTGCCCTTGACAATCAAGTTTTTCAGAACCAGCAAGAGCTGATCAAGCAGCGGTTTGAGCTGGAGGAAGAGCTAACCAACCGCTTGGCCGGCATTTGGGCTAACAACTACCAGGGCGCATCGCGTGATCAGGCCAATCTCATCAATGGTCTGAACAAGAACACGCAAGAGTTTCAGTCGCGTGTGCGTGACTTGCAGCAGCAGATTGAAGGCGCCAAGCAAGCGATTAAGGCAGCAGAGGCTGGTGTTGGTGTTGCTCAGATCAGTGCTCGCGGGATCTCAGGCGGGCGCCTTGGTCAACCGATTGAGTACCTGACGGGTGACCGCAGCAGCTCTGGCTATCGCGCGGATCACGGTGGCGGCAACTACCACGAGCACATTGCTTATGCGACCGCGAAGGAAGCTCGCGCTGCAGCGGAACTGCTGAATAAGGCGGGCATCAAGACCACCGAGCTGAAGGGCGTCAACCCTGTGGGGCGTCATTCCACGAATAGCTATCACTACAGCGGTCAGGCGTTTGATGTCCCGGCGGCCCAGGTGCCGGTTGGGCAAGAGCAGGCGTTGTCGCAGCGTGTGCGGCAGATCTTGGGCATTGGCGGCGGTGGTGCGGCTGTTGCTGGCGGCAGCGGTGTTATTGGCGCTATGGGTGACGTGGCGACGCAAAAGGCGGAGCTGGAAGGCTTGAACCAGCAGCTGCAGCAACTGCTCGCCACTGAGCAGCAGTTCAAGCAGCTGGACCTGGCTGAGTTTGTGCAGGCCAGCACCGAGGCATTCAAGAGCCAAGCGCATGAACTGAGCAATCAAACCGAACTGCTGCAGCTCCGCACGCGCTTGGAAATGGAAGGCGTGCGACCTGAACTGATTGATGGCGAACTGAAGAAGGCTGAGGTGGCGCAGCAGCTGCGCGAACGGCAGGAAGTGCTGAACGAAGCCGTGAAAGCTGGAATCATCACGCAGGAGCAATACGCAGCAACGCTGAGCGGATTGCAGGGCGCTGCGGCTGGTGCCGTGTCTGGCCTTGATCAGTTGACTGCTGCACAGATGGCGGCCAACGATGCGGCAGCAGCAAAGCAACAGGCCGAGTCCGATGCCAGCGGGATTGCCAGCACTCTTACGGGTGGCATCAAAGACGCGATCAAGGCTGCAATCACCGGCGGCGATGTGAAGGCTGCACTGAGCAACATGCTTGCCAGCCTTGGCGACAAGCTGCTCGACATGGCCTTGCGTCCCTTGGAGGACATGCTCACCAAGGGCCTCACCAACATGTTGAACCCTGCTGCAAGCCAACAAGTGCAGGCTGGTTTCTTGATGCAGCAGGCGGGCGCGCAGATGATGATGGCGGCCCAGACCTACGCGGCAGCTGCAGCGGCTGGCGGTGGTGCCGGTGGCTTCAGCCCGTTGGGGATCCTGGGCTCTGTGTTTGGTGTGGCGGGCTCTGGCTTTGGCGGCGGTGCCTTCGGCGCAGGCTTCAATCCGCTGAGCACCACCAAGTTGTTCTCCGGTGGGATCTTTGAGGGTGGTGGCTACACCGGTGATGCACCGCGATCTGGTGGCGTTGATGGGAAAGGTGGCTTCCCCGCCATCCTTCACCCTGGCGAAACGGTGACAGATCACCGCGCCAGTTCTGCCCGCAGTGCACTGAAGAGCGGCGACGGCGGCGGCCAAGCGGTGAACGTGACCTATAGCGGCCCGCAGTTGAACTTCAACGGTGATGACTACCTGCCGCGTTCAGCTGTGAATGACATCATCAACACAGCCAGCCGGCAAGGTGCTGCGATGGGGACTCGG